AAGCTTTCGAACCAACCTCAAGCTTCAAGCGCCAAGCGACAAGCATCCCAACCAGAGTAACAAGCGTCAAGCATCAAGCCACAAGCAGCAAGCTCCTTGATTCTTGAACCATGGAACAAGAAAACTGAAGAAGTTTTCTTGGGTAAAGGACCGAGGGCCTTTACCATGATAAAAGTATTGTCAGGATGTTTCACGTGGAACGCAATTTGATGAGGACTAAATCGGATTTTGTTACCTTTAGTAACCTTTAATTCTATAGTACGAAAGTGCCCAGAAGTATTACAGACCAATAGATCAGGAGTACCAAGTAGGCTAGAGTTTTCAAGTCGAATAAGTGAAAATGACTTAAAATTTTTTTTGATTTGTTGGTAAAATTTTGCCTCTGGGCCCATATGTTTTTCAAGGTAACCACAACACGCTCTAACGTAACTTATCGGGTATAATTATGCTTGATGTTTCTGCCACTTTCATGACAAGACGGTGAGAGTGATGGTTTTTATTTAGTCCAAATATAGTTTGATTGTTCTCATGTACTTCCATTTTTTTAATCTCTCGTAGTTGACCATTTACTTCAACATAGATAACAGCGTCACTAATGGCATTACCTTGACCAGACGCAGACTTATCTCTAGCTGTAAATGATTCTAAAAATTGTTGTAGGTCTCTTACTCTCATTTGTTTTTTTCTTCAACAAGTTTCTCAATTTCTTGACCTAAATTTTGTATATACTTTTCTTGCTCTACAAGTTTAGAACTTAGCTCTTCAATAACTTTCTTGTAACCGTCAGCTAAATTTTTTGTTTTAACCCACTCAGATTCTTTTTGCTTATATTCCCAAATTTCTTTTTTGTGTTCTTCAATTAATAAGGCCATTTCGTCTGTAGTTCTGTGTACTTTCATAGTATTGACAATATAGGATAGTTACCTTAAAAAGTCAACATGGGAGTTCCAAAAAGATTAACAGAAATGCAAAAAAGGTTTTGCCAATACCTTGTGTTTGGCGGACCAGAAGGTCCTGTTAACAAAGCTGAAGCAGCAGAACTAGCCGGATACTCAGTCAAACGAGCACGTCAAGAAGGGGCTGAACTTACTAACCCAAGACAGTCACCATTGGTTGTCAAATACAAAGATGAATTAGAACAAGAAAGAGATCTAAAATTTGGTGTGACGTACGAAAACCACATCGCAGAATTAGCAAGAATTAAGAACCTAGCCTTGAAAAAGAATTCTTTCTCTGCTGCTGTAAACGCTGAAACAAATCGTGGAAAGGCAGGAGGACTATACATAGACAGAAAAATAATAAAACATGGCAAATTAGAAGATATGACAGAAGAACAACTAGAAATGAAGATGGCACAGATCGAAGAAGACTACGCAAGTCTTTTGAGTGATGATGCTGAAGTTGTTGAGGCAATTGAAGTTAGTGAACCTTCGTTATCTTCTTCACACAAGAAGTCGGAAACACAGAACGCTCAGAAAAAGTAATAGAACCATCATCGTCAACGTCATAGCCAGCAAAGATTCTTACAGTCTCCTCATCCTTACTAAACAACCAACCCTCGCTTACAGGTGTAGCTAGTTTCATGTTCTTAAACTCACGCTCAGAACCCCAGCCGCCTTCAGTGATGATATCAATCCAATCTATACGTACACGCTTGTATGGAAACTTAACCTGCTGTTTTACAGTCTTAGGTTTCTCGTAGCTGTCAATTCTTCTAGATTTTTTTCTGGATTTCATATTCTGTATATGTATCTAAAAAAAATCAGTTTTTCCAGAATTTTGTATCGCGCGCGCATAGGCAAACTGAAATACTGCACTAAGTGACAAAATAATCTGTCAGGTGACACTTTTTTTAACAACATTTTGTCTACCCTAAAGTCATATATACCAACACTTCTAGACCAAAGTGACAGAATGACATTATTTTTAGAGTAGTTTTTATTTTTTATTTTATTTTTTTTACCATACATATACAGTGGCTATAGTACCTGCTTATCTGCCTTATTTTGGACATAATACTTCCTCATTATTGCCACTTTATCCTCAGCTTCAGCAATAATTAACAGCAGTTTATCGATCTCACCAGTGATATCAATGTGTTCTGGTATTATTATATTATTCTCATTAAACGACTGTATCTTGTACAGTGCATCCTCAATCGTAGCTTCGTATCTTTTTAGAAGCGTTCTAAACAACATTTCGTTCATTTTTTTCCTCCTTTAATTGTTGTAATTCAAATATTAATTGACCTAAATTTTTACCATTTAGATTTTTTGCATGAGTTAACGCTGCATTAAAGTTATCGTCCTGGTATTTCTTAACTTTATTTTTTAGTTGTACTTCGGGTATTCCCCATCTGGTCTGGTCTGTCATTAAAGTCCTCCGCTTTCATTGGTGTTGTTCTTTCTTTCTCGTCATGTATAAGTTCATTATACATGTTAATTCTTTTTAGTGCTTTGTGTTTCCAGGCTCGAAGGTCAGCGCCTTCTGTTTTGAACTCTTGATAATATAGATCAGGCGTGCAGACCATGATAACTCCTTGCTCAATCTTACTGCCGTAGACGTAGTCGTGGGCCATTGCGTACATGGCAATTTGTAAATAATAGTCTTCGATCCATTCTTGTTTTTTCGGACGGTTAGCTTGTTTGAAGTCAACAATAGTTTCTTTGCCATTGTGTAAGCATACCAAATCTGTGCTGCCCGCGTATAAACCCGGGTAGTGTAGCATGACTTCAGAGCCATAATACTCTTCCACTGGCGCAAGACCAATCTCAATAATTTTGTCGGCCATGGGACGCGCCTCTTGTCCGATGCTTGTAAGATCAACACAGCCAGTGTTGAGAATATAGTGTTCCAAGAATTTGTGCATACAAGTCCCCCGTGCACTAGAATGATTCTTGATGCGTTCTGCGTTCTCTTCTCCAACTTTTGCCTTCCAATCTTTTAAAAATGATTTATTTGCGGTGGCACCTAATATAGTAGTCACACTAGGAAGTCTAGAATTATCTATGTCATAAACCCTGGTCCCTGATCCGGGGTCCGTGAGCTGTTTTCCTTGTATGTAGTTGTATTTATTACTTTTCTTGATCATCGCGTTCTTTCTTTTTAATTTCATTTTCAAAGGATATATCATTACTGTGATCTATCTTTTTTTCATAAGTTCTTTTATTATCTTTTTTAAATATTCTATCAAACTCTTTTCTATACTTATCATCTGAGGGTCTAGATTTACCATCCCATTTAAATGTCATAAGGTCCTTTCTTATTTATATTACGTCCTCTATTAGTTGGTTTAAATTCCATTTTTTTACGCACAGATTCTTTTATAAATCCTCCATACTCTCTACCCGATCTAGATTTACCATAAGTCGGCACTTGACCCAGACCAAACTGAGGTTCGGTTTTCTTTTTTCGTTTCTGTAAGATTTCTTCCTTCTCAAGTATCTCACGAATCTTTATATCTTCTTTTGTTTCCATAACCTTTTTTTCTATCTCCGTATAACTTAGTCCATGACCATGAAGTTAACATAGTAGACCAGTGGTTTACAAACATTAAAAAATTATAAATATATTTATCGAACATCTTCTTTTACTCTCTTATATTCTTCTAATGATATCACATTATCTTTAAGCGCAACGGTGGTATAATGTTCTATCACTTTTTGTATCTTAGGTAACTTAGTATGAGCAAACGGCCATATCAAACAACAAACATAATATGCATCTCTAAACGTGCATCTCCATCTCCATTGTTTAAGATACGGCGTACCATCCACACGTTTACCTTTAACTTTTTTAGGAGTTAGTGTACCAACACCTAACACTTCATAAACCCACATGAGAACACTACGGTCAGTCATAGTGATCTCCATGCTTAGACGTAGACTATTAGATAGTCTGTATCCAGGTTTACCTTTGTGTTTCTTTTTCTTTTCAATGCCACGTCTCATATGTATAGACCCTTCTCCATCAAATAGGCCGGCTATATACGCTTTGTCAACATCAGGTATCATCAGTGTATTGACACTCCTTCTTCTTGATCATAAACGTAAAACTCACCTTGAGAATCGCAGTCCCAACATTGATGAATTCTGTTTTCATCATCAATAATGCAGGCTATCTTAACATAGCCATTACCTTTACAGGTAGGACAAACATATACTTTTTTAACTTTTTTTGATTTTGCCATTTAACTTTTTCGCTTTCTCATTTGCAATTGATTCTATTGTCTTGCTAATTGATAATGTTGCATCGGGCAATAATACCTTCGACAACGCGATCAAAGTCTTGTATGTATCATGTGTTAAGGATACATTTCTATATTTAGTTATATCAGTCATTGTGACTTCCTTTCATTTAGTTATAATGACTATATAGGAGATTAATATAAAAAGTCAATGAAATTTTTACTAACAATTTACATTTGTTCTGCGATAGGCGGAGATTGTTATACCAATCCAGACTATCCAAAAGTATTTGATGACCACCACGATTGTATACGTGCAGGTCTATCTGATTCATATGAAATTATATATGCAGAGGGTAATTTTACTAAAGAAGATATAAATACTAATCAACTATACCCAAAATTTACTTGTATACCTAAAAAAGACGAAGGTAAAATAGTTACACAGTTGACATTTAAAAATTAAATCTATACAGTAGATAAATCTCACCACAATAACCTATCCTTATGTTTCCCTCTTTAGGATAGGTGTTTATTCATATCAAACCAGCTGCTTTCCGTGCACGTACTCACAGCCGGCCAAACTCCAGGTCCCTACCCTTGCAGGTCATCGGTAACGTACAGGGAAATGCCATTGGCAAGATTTGGACGCCCTTGAGCTTTCAGTTCAATTCTATTTACAAATACAACCTTGCAAACTACCACTACCGTCGTGCATAATATGCAAGTTCAGAGTATCAGCGTATCCGCTTAGTTTTAGTCTTAGTATCTCGCATATCTCCATGCAATCTGCTTCGACCAATAATGAGATATGTTCCATCATCTCTTTTGTGACAGGAACTAACTGATACAATCCGTCGTTTAGTATTATTAACTCCATTAGTCTTCTCTATAATTGTGTCTCGTGCCATGTGATATTATCTTTTTTATACCTGGAGCCTTCATGTTTAAAGTTGCATAAGGAGCCCAAGCTTTTTTAATTAGATTAAGTTCTAATATAAGATTAGACCATTGTTTTTTACTAATGTTGTTACTTGTTATTGTTAATGTTTTTTCTTTCATACTGTATATATAGGATATCTAGGGATGTTTGTCAACCCTGCCCTTTATAGCGAGTTTGTTTTTTTTGACGTTTTTCCTGTTTATTTTTATTTTTTTTATGTTGACGTGGTCCACGTTTCTTGGGTTTATCTCGAGGTGTGAAGAATTTAAAACTTTGTCTAGCCATCTTTCCATTCTTTTACAAAAGGCGTAGCACCATCTGCTGGTGTAGTCATGACAGGTAGATAAGTTATCTTACCATTTATATGTTGTTGTAGATCAGAACCACAATTCATACATCTATATAATTCAGGAGTAAGACCTACTAACATAGTGTATTCATCACATGTTGGACATTTACCGTTTACAACTTCTGCTGATACTTTCATTACTCTAATATTAGCTTTTTTATTGAGAAAGATCCATCTATATTTTTTTCTAATTCTGCAGAACCCTTATAGCATTTGTAAGATACAGACTCATTGTATTGTCTCTCAGCCTGACGCTTGCCTCGTAGACATTGTGCCATACCATCAATCTGTAGACGGGCTTCCTTGATCTCTCCATTTATGAACATAAGTAAAGCTACCACTAACTCTGTCATAAAATTTTACCTTTGTTTTCACCTTGTTTTACAACGTACTTTTGTGTACCATGCTTACCAGTTTCTACTTCTTTTTTTAATTCTTTTGACAGACTCATAGCTTTATTTTCTTTGTTTATCTGCTCTATGTGATCTAACACTTTTTTAGTAATTCGTC